TTTCGGTGATTGTGAGACCGAAGAATTGGATGATAATGAGCGTTCTCGTCGAAATGCTATGCCAAGAAACCTAATTAATCGAGGTATAGGCCCAAGCATATCGAACCGAGTGCCCAGAAGATCAAAATCCTTTGATAGATCCCTTATTACGACAAGGTACAGAGAGAGACTTTCTCGTTATACTGCTGAGTAACTTACTGCGATACAGCCAGACGAAACATATTTAAAGAATGTTCGTAACTGGTCCAAAGACTTCGTGTAAAGAAGATTTGGTGCCTGTAAACGCGCCTTTTCAAAGGATATACTTCTCAGTAGTATTAAGAGTAAAGACTCCTCTAACGTCCTATTCCCAAAATCAGGTGAGTAATCTGGTATGAATTTGTATCTTAGAAAAATCAGAGAGCTGCTCGTAGAAGAGCACGGTTTGAATCCAGACCTTCACGGTCTTACTTAGATGCAAATTTCATAGGCTCTTGAGCCCCTCGTCATTGACAGGGCATATGTTGATTTCTAAGATTTCATCAATGGCCAATCTTGTGTACCGCAGGGTGTTAAATCACTCCACTCTGTAGCTCCAGTCGAGCTTGCAGAGAATGTTGAAAGATGCAGGTAGCGCAAAAACACAAATGGCGATCCAGTTGGACTCCCTATTTCAAAATCAGAATTCCTGTTTTCTGAAGGAGGAAAGATCAGAGGTGTTTCGAAATCACACCCTGGCCTTATCCTTAAGGCTGAGTAGATCAGGTAAAAGATCTTCAAAGTTCTAAAAACTCATCCTGTCCTAAAGAAAACACTTGAGGGTGATCGTGCAGGTGCGATTCTTTCGATGTAACCGGGTCCTATTGACCATAAGTTCGTGTCAGCTGACTTAACTGCTGCTACGGATCGTATGTCACATGATCTAGCGTTCGCACTGTGGGAGGGCTTCGCGTAAGCTGGCCTTCTCTCCAATCAAGACGTCGAAGTGCTAAAATATGCCCTCGGTCCTCAAGTACTTTGCTATGCCGATGGTGATGATATAACCACGACATGCGGAGTTCTGATGGGAATGCCCCTTTCCTGGGTAACCTTAAACCTCATGCATCTCTACTGGGTTGACACTGCCGCCG